AGGCAGACCTACTCGTAAGGCTCTTGCCCTTCGCAAATGGAAATGTTAATTATGCCCGGACACTACGAAAACAAGAAAAAAAAAAGAGCACCTTCTGCTAGACCAACTAAATCTAAAGGACCAGTTATGAAAGGTGTTAAAAATGCTGCTCAAGCTGCTGGTGTGATTGGACCACTCGCACATCCTGCTGCTAAAGCTGCAAGAAAAGTTACTGGTCAACTAAAAATGAATATGAAAAAAATGCCTCCTGCTGTGCAGAAAAGGTTAATGGAAGCAATGAAAAGAAAAAGACAGGGGATGAGATAATGGCACATAAAGGCAAGGGCTCATGTGGCTCAAAAGGTAAAGGCGGAAAAAAGGGGTATAGATAATGGCTAGAACTATCGACATGGATGGATCAGAGTCTCGCTCTATTTCCGAAAGACAAGAAAAGAAAAAAAAGAAACCATATAATCCATATGGTTCAGGTTCAAGCATGAACCCATCAAAAGCAAGTCAAACTACAGGACCATAATGGCTAAACGAGGACTCTATGCAAACATCCACGCCAAACGTTTGAGAATTAAAAAAGGTTCTGGCGAAAAGATGAGAAAACCCGGAGCTAAAGGTGCTCCAACTGCTGCTAACTTTAAACGTGCAGCTAAAACAGCAAAACGACCTAGATAAAACAATGGTTTTTAAAAGCACACTAACTTGGCAAAGAGAAGAAAGAATGGCTGCTGAAGCAAAAGCTGCTGAAGAAGCTAAGAAAAAAGCCGAGGAAGAAAAAAAATCTGAATAAAAATGAACAAAAAAGCAACCGAAGATCAGTTCAACGAGTTGCATAATCTAGTTACAAAGGAGTTCCTCTCTCGCATCAAAGCTGGAGAGGCAACTACTCAAGACTTAAAAGCAGCTTGTGATTGGCTTAAAGCTAATGATATTAGTGGAGTTGCTTATGACGGCAACCCTCTGTCAAAACTTGCAAAGGTTATGCCAACTGTTGATCCAGAATTAGTACAGGCTAAACTCTATGGCAGAAACAGCTAAATACTACAGATCCAACCCAAAAGCTAGAGCAGTTAGACTCAAGCAACAAAAAAAATACAACAAAACAAAAAAGGGATTAGCCCTGCGTGTTAATGCAAACAGACTTAATAGACAACTTGGTACCTACGGAAATGGTGATGGGCAAGACGCTGCTCACTATTCGGGGAGTACTACCAAGGGCAGACTCCAAAGTCCATCCAAAAACAGGAAAAGCAGACTCAAAATACGTAAATGACCCCTCTACTACCTAGTCCAAAACATTACTTACAAAATTTAATAACCATGACAAGTTCAGATTCTAAACGGCTCTGGAGAAGAGCTATAAAAGAGCACTTCAAATGTACATGTGTTTATTGCGGAAAAACTTATGATTTTAATGAACTTACACTCGATCATGTCAAACCTCGTAGCAAAGGTGGGCAGGATCTTACACGAAATGTTGTTTGCGCGTGCAGACAATGTAATCAGGACAAAGGTAGTAGTGATTGGCTCGGATGGATGCGAAAGGTATTTGGATTACAACCATTACGAGAACTAATTATTCATCAACACATTAAATAAAATGGCACGACCTAAAAGAGGTAATTTTGCCACAGGAGAAGCAGGCTTAGCTAGATATAAAGAAGCCCTTAAAAAATATTTAGCTAAAACAAAAAAGACTACTAAACCAGAAGTTAAAAAACCTGTAGCAAAAAAACCCGTAGCTAAGAAACCAGCTACAAAAAAACCAGCAGCTAAAAAGCCTGTTGCTAAAAAACCTGTAGCCAAGAAACCAGTGGCTAAAAAGCCTGCTATAACTAAAACAACTACTAGACCAAAAAGAACAGCTAATAATTTAAAAATTAAAAAGGCTGCTAATACTGCTGCTAAAACTACTAAACAAGTTATTAAAAAAGCTACACCTGTAGTTAAGAAAGCTGCAAGCACTGTTCGTAAAAAAGCTGGTGAAGCTAAAAAAGTAGTAACTAAAAAAGTAGATCAAGTTAAAAAGACTTTTAAAAAAAGTAAAGCACCAAGACCAACAACACCTCAACAGAAAGCAGTTTCTAAAGTTTATCAAGGAACTAAAAAATATGCTAAAAGATTACTTAAAAAAGGTGGAAAAAATTTATTAAAAATTGGTAAAGGTATATTAAAAAATCCTAAATCAGCAATTAAAGGTGGTGTAGCTGGTATTGCTACTGCTGGACTTACTGATGCTATAAATACACGTATGGACCGAGCCTTTGCTAAACGTAAAGGAATGACTTTAAAAGAATATCAAGCATTTAAAAAAGATCCTAAAAACCAAAGAGGTATTGTTAGTACTACCAAAAAAGTAATAAGTAAAATTAGAGGTAAATCTAATACAAATAATAATTTATCTACTAATAAAAATATTCAGAAACAAAAGTCTAATAACAGTGGTTTAAAAACTAAAAGGACTGAACGTTCTAGCAAGGTAAATAGAAATAAAGATTATAACGCTAAGACAGCTACTAAAAAATATAATCCTAATATGTCTACCTTTAGAGAAGATTCTAACGCAAACAGAAAGTTACAGTTAGAAATACAGAATCAAGGTAATAAGAAAAATAAAACAGAAACTTACAGCAGACAGTTATCTAATCAAGCTAAGAAGACTAAAAAAAGTAATGTAACTACTACTAAATCACCAAGACCCGGTTCAGCTAGAGCAAAACTCAGAGCTAAAAACGAAGCAAGATTTGGTAAAGCTAGGGTAGATAAGTTACGTGCGAAGAACAGAGACTTCCAATTAATGAAAAAGAAAAAGATGACTAAAGCTAGATTTATAGAACTATACCCTAACTCTCAAACAGCAAAACGAGCTAAAGGTTTAAGATAAATGCAACAGTTAGTTAAACACTTTGTAAAAGGGCAAAAGGCGAAAGCTAAAGCCCTTTTATCTGCTGCTCAGACACCTGTACAAAAAGAGACTGTTCTTCAATTACCCTATAAACCTTCTGATAATTTTGTTAAAGCTGAAAGAGCAATAAGACTTCAAGTATCTCCTCAGTACACATGGAATACTCTTAAGAATACTGAGGTAAGATCACTTGATGATATTACTGAATGGAATAGTAAAAAACCAGTAGAGTCTGTTGAACATTTTAAAGACTTTGGGTCAGCAATGAAAAAACTTTTTCCTGATAAAGAAGGAGGAGAAAACTTTGTTGGTTTTGAAGATATATATGCTAAGTACGAAGAGTTAGGATTTACAAGAAGGTTTGACGGAGACTTATACAGACTTAAAAGAACTGGAACTTATGGTCCTAAAAGCGATTATGCTGGAGGACCAATGGTAACTCATCAAAGGATGACAGATCGAAATAGAACTAACAGAGCTGCTGGTGATAGAAGACAGGCAAATTTAGCTTGGACAACTGATGAAGATAAAGCTAATTTTAGAACATTAGAAGTTGAACGAAGAGCTTTTAATAGTAACCTTAGACAAACAAGTAATCGTCGAGTAACTGCTACTGGAGGTATGATCTTAGAACATGACATCCAACAGAATAGTAGATACTGGGCTGTACATACAAACAGGAAAAACTCTGATGCTACCAATGTGTATAATTGGAACTCACCTAGATTAGCTAGTCATAAAAGTGCTATTGAAAGATATTTAACAGCTATAGATGGAGAACCATTGTATGTAAAGATGAATGGTACTAGAGATAAGTACGAAATTTATCACATAGATACAGATACTAAACTTGCAACTATAGGAATCGAAGACGACTATAAGAGCATTGTAAAAGAGCTTCTAAAGGATCTTCCATAACTTATATACATTTCTATATGACAGACGTTTTAACGTCCTTACAGAGCGATTTCAAGCTGTTTCTACAAGCATTATGGGACCAGCTTGATCTACCCTCACCTACTAGGGCACAATACGCCATTGCAGACTATTTACAACACGGACCAAAACGTTTACAGATCCAAGCCTTTCGAGGAGTCGGAAAAAGTTGGATTACTGGAGCATTCGTGTTATGGACACTCTTCAATGACGCAGAAAAGAAGATAATGATTATATCAGCTTCTAAGGAAAGAGCTGACAACATGAGTATCTTCCTACAAAAACTTATTATTGAAACACCATGGCTAAGTCACCTACAACCAAAGAGCGACGACGCGAGATGGTCAAGAATTTCCTTCGACGTTCTATGTTCACCTCATCAGGCACCATCAGTCAAAAGTGTTGGTATTACTGGTCAGCTAACGGGAAGCAGAGCAGACCTAATGATTCTGGACGACATAGAGGTACCGGGAAACAGCATGACGGAGTTGATGCGTGAAAAATTACTTCAACTCTGTACTGAAGCTGAGTCCATCCTTACGCCGAAAGACGATAGCCGTATTATGTATCTCGGGACTCCTCAGACTACTTTTACTATTTATCGTAAGTTGGCAAGCAGGAATTACAAACCATTTATTTGGACCGCGCGATACCCAAGAAACAATACCCCTTACGAAGGACTTATAGCTCCACAGCTACAAGAAGATATAGACAAAGGAGTAACACCATGGACACCTACAGATGACAGATTTAGTGAAGATGACCTTGTTGAACGGGAAGCATCTATGGGACGTAGCAACTTTATGTTGCAGTTTATGCTGGATACAAGTCTGTCAGACGCTGAGAAGTTTCCTCTCAAAATGGCTGACCTTGTTATTACTAGCGTCAATCCTACTAAAGCACCCGACAACATCGTATGGTGCTCAGACCCGAGAAATGTACTTAAGGATCTGCCCACAGTGGGTTTACCCGGGGACTACTTCTACTCTCCGATGCAAATACAGGGGGAATGGACAGACTACCAAGAAACCATCTGCTCAGTTGACCCCTCCGGTAGAGGAGCAGACGAAACGGCAGCAGCGTACATTTCGCAAAAAAATGGCTTACTCTATTTACACGAAATGCGTGCCTATAGGGATGGGTATTCCGACAGCACCCTGTTAGACATACTAAAAGGTTGTAAAAAATACAACGTAAATACACTCGTAATAGAGTCTAACTTCGGTGACGGTATAGTAGCAGAGTTATTTAAGAAACACTTACAACAGACAAAACAACGTATATTAGTAGAAGAGGTAAGAGCTAATGTTAGAAAAGAAGACAGGATTATTGATACTCTCGAGCCTGTGCTTAATCAGCACCGTCTTATTGTTGACAAGTCTGTCATCGAATGGGATTATAACTCCAACAGAGAAGCTCCTCCAGAAGAAAGGCTTTTATACATGTTGTTCTATCAAATGAGTCGCATGTGTAGACAGAAGTATGCAGTTAAACACGACGATAGGTTAGACTGTCTAGCGCAGGGTGTAAAATACTACATAGATGCACTGTCTATATCAGCACAGGAACAGATCAAACAAAGAAAAAGAGACGAGTGGAACGATATACTAGAACAATTTATAGATGACCCCCAGTCAATGACCAACCACCTAGTAATGGGAATGGATGTAGAGCAGCGTAGAGAGGCAAGAGGCAAGTCTACA